AAGAAACTATACAAGACTTACAAGAAATAATCAGATTTTTAGAACAATGTTTAGATAATAAAGAAAAAGTTAATAAAAGTCTGAGAGAAGAAAATAAAAGATTAAGTGATTTTTTAGAGTGTGAAGCATAATAACATGAAGATAGAAGACATGATTAAAAAATTAGAATCTGATTTAGAATCTAAAAAAGCTAAATTCCTAAAGGTATGAGAAAAGATGGATTACCGAACTAGAGAATACGATAAGCTAATATATGAGATAAACAAACTAAGAGATGAAATCAGAATCTTAAAAAGAGAAGATAATTAAAAAAGACTGAATTAAATCAGTCTTTTTATTTTACTTCTTTTTCTTTCATCTGTTGCAAGCCATCTTTATATTTGGTTAGAGATTAAAGACTATGGTTTTGTAGTTATTACTACTTTTCTCATATATGTAGTTCATCCGTTCCAACTTGCTAATCAAACTCTTAATGTTCAATTAAGCCAAGCCTGTGTGTAATCACTTGCTATTCATGCTACATTACTTTCTGTTCAGTTTACACTAAATGTTACACTTCAATCAGAATTAAATATAAATTTTAATGTTACTTCTCATGTAGGGTCTATTGTCTGTACTCTCTGATAATTTCATCAACTAATATATCAAAAGTTACCATAGCTTACTCAAATTCTTGAATATCACATATAAATATTAGCACCATCTGATACCGATATACAGTTTCATTGACTAGTTCAAGTAGTTCTAGGTTTATACATATATACTGTTATCTCTTTAAGATTTTGTCAATTAAATGCCGATGCAGGTAAATTTAATCAAGCATCATATCATCAACTACTGGCTCATATACCCCATCATTGTCAGCTTGTATAACTAGGAACTCAATATCAAAAATTTATAGTAGTCCATCATAAAGCACCATCATTCTGAAAGTCAAATGTCTGTACTGTTTCTGCAGGATAAATCTGCTTTTCTTGATTATTCTGCCATACTAATATTCTCTTTATTTTATATCAATCTATCATCTCTTATTTAAAAGATTTAAAAGTCTGATTTTTTTATTTTTTTAGATTAGATTATATCAATCTGTCATTGGTGTTTATTAGAGTTAAAAGTCTGAATTTATAGATACATAAGGCGCGCACCAACATCCGCAGCAGCACTCGAAGCAGAACTACTCACAGCCACATAGAAAGCACCAGCACCAGGACCATTACCCCAACCACCACCAGCACGAGCCAAACAAGAAGCACCCACATAAGCAAAATCGCAATAATATGTGTTATAGTTCCAATTGTCTACTGTAGCAGTAGGTCAGAACATTCACTTGTTAGTTCATAGTATGCTTGACATACAAAAGCCACTAGTAGTAATAGCACCTGCATTCTTATATTGGCTTTCACTAGTACTCATATTAGCTGTAAAGTCATGCAATGCAGTATACATATTCTTACTTCAATCTGTAAACATTCATCATATCCATTGGGTTTGATTTCACCACCAATCTTCTAATCAGAATAGTTTACATTGATACTTACCTGTAGTTTCTCACCAACTAGCATTTGTATAACTATTAGTTCATCAAGTCGCATGAGCTGCACTATTATCATCAACAAATCATCTACCTATTATACTCTGGCAATCAGGATTACCATATTTCATCATATAATAAGCATTGATTAGCTGCCTTTGATACCATCAAGTAATAGTCCATCAAGTTCAGTTAGCTCAAGCATAGCTTATAGCATTTCACATTGTATAATTACCTTGTGGAGTTTGTCAGCTCCAAGACTGTAGCTTACTTCAGTTAGTATAACTTAGATAAGCTCACATATACAAAGGAGTAGTTGCTACGGTTGCACTAGCATTGGCATTTATATCTCATGTCTTTTGAAAAGCATAATATTGGTATCAATCAGATTCTCTACCTAATTCTTCTGTTATAGATAAAGTAACTATACTTCAAGATTTAGACATCTTTATTCATTTTACAGGGAACTTTATCATTACATTATCTCATGAAGTCAGAGTTCATAATTGTGTTATATTTAATACTCATGGTGAACTTTGGGCAACTGTAGCACTTTCAGTACCATCACTAGCTAATTTTACAGCTGAGTATCAAAAGAAATCATCAAAAGCTGTACTACCTGCTGTAAGTCAAGCTGCATCATCTGAATAAGTCCATCATGAACTCATATCAGATTTTTCTGTCCATGTAATAGTAAAAGTTCTAGGTGGTTTATACTCTCCTATATAAGCATTCTTTAACTCTTTCATCTTAGTTACAGGTACATTTCAGTCTGTTCATCATCGGAGATTATCGTTATAAACTGAAGACCAATCCTTACTTCAAGTTATAAATGTATCACTTGAATAATAATTTCAAGGTCAATAATTCTGAGCATTTACTTGTGTTGATGAGGTTCTACTAATAGTTCAAGTTGATGGAAATCAGTAGTTATTTCACCGTTGATATATATTTCACATATTGGCTTGTGTTAATGTATCTCAATCATTATACACTGTAGTAGCTCACAGGTTTTTATCCATCATTGTATATCCTGTTGTTCAATCTGTAATTGATATTAATCCTTGAGATTGATTCCAGAATATTCAAGCACTTCATAATGTACCTTGAACTACAGTCCAAGAGGATGTAGGCGTATCATATGAATCCTTGAAACAGCGGACAGAGAACCCGCGAGCACGGCCGCTGCTGTTATCCGCGTCCACGCTAGACGAATTCAGACTGAGGTAACGGGCGAAGTACGGGTAATCAGACCCATAAGGAGAAGACGACCAATAGTAACAGCGGGAACCCTGAGAATTGAGGTCAGCAGTAGTGTAAAGACGGTCACCTGCGAAAGGCATATGGAGATTTATCCTCCAGCTATCTCAAGTAGTTAAACCTAATCAATCCATTATGGTTTTAAGTCATTGCCATTCAGTAGTTAATGGTACATGGAATCAATCATCACAAGGTCATTGTGTAGCGAATCAACTTGATGGTATATAAACATTCATATTTTATTTACTTAGAATCTAAATCAGATTTCTTTTTTCTTTATCTTGTTCTAAATGGCAAAGTGTAGAGAACAAACAACTTCTACATCACTCTAATATAGCTAACTTGTATCTACACTTACCATCTATTCAGTATTCTTTTTTTTCTGTTTCCATTATTATATTAGTTTATAAGTCTGAATTAAACTGTTAGGTATGCTGTTGTTGAATCGTAAGTACCTAAGTTTGAATATTGAGACTCTGTTCCTGCTCGGATCTTTGTAATCGTTATTGGTGAGTTTGGATCACATTGGATTCCACTCACTGGTGCATTAGACCATTCGTATCAGTTTGCTGTCTTAGTAAGGATCTGATCTGTGGTTCATGCATTCCCTGGATTAAATCCTGTTGGTACAGCTCCTCCATCTACTAATGTTTTATTATTAGCTCACCATGTAACTAGATTTCATTGTGTTGGTGATGATGGAAGCGTTAGGTTATCTTGTTTATTACCTAACGCTGTATTCAAGTCAGTCTGGTCTGATAGTGTTCCTGTGATGTTTCACCACTCTGCACTTGTTTGAGTGTTTGAGATTACGTTCTGTGCTGAGATACTTATACCTGTTCCTGCAGTATATGTTGTATCTTTAATCTCATACTCAGTTCCATTTCTAATGATCTTGTTTATCGTATTAGCCATTATGAACTATAAATTATATAAAAGTTTCAGTCTGATGTTTTACTAGATGGTAATCCATCATATGTACTTTGCGTACAAAGCACTCCACCTTCTAATGCTATTGTTTCTGCACTAGCTTGATTCAGAGTTATATCTCCTTTTGCTACTCAAGCTTGTGTAAAGCTGATTGTTGTATTGTTAGGTTGAGTATCTGTCCATGGTACGTTTACTACCATCTGATGATTAGAGTTTAACTGTACTCCGTATGTTCTATCTGCTGTACTAGATACTGCATTTGGTGCTACACTTTGTACCGTATCACTTGCTATTTTTACTAATCATTCTACATTACTTGTTGCTGTACTGTATGTTGTATCTACTGCAGAAATCTGATTATTAGCATCGATTGTAATATTAGCTCATGCACTGTATGTTGTATCTGTAGCTGAAATTGTATCTGTGTTTTGATCTATCTGGATGTTAGTTCATGCTGTTAGTTTCTTTTGATAGAGGTTTAGATCTATAAGTCATCATAGAACGTCCCATTCTGTTCCAGTCCAAGCTAGATTACTTCATGCAGGAAATACTGGTGCTGTTGTATGTTCTCTTTCTACGTTATAGACATCTCCTGCTGTTAGTCCTGTACTTGGTAAGTCGGCGTATGTTGTTACACTTCCTTTGTATATGTATGCATTTGCTATCTTACTTTTTACGTAGTCTGATATTGTTTTTGGACTTGCTACACTTGGTGTTGTACTTGTTCCTGTACCAATATCTCACACTGTCATTTCTGGATATGTTGTATCTGTTAGATCTACAACTTCGTTTGTTTGTTGGTTAGCAGTGAACGTTCATTTTGATGTTCCGTTTTGTCTTATGTTTAGTGTACCATCACCTATTACTGGGATATTTGGTCTATTGATTAGGTCGTTATAGTCTCATGTGAAAGCTACTGTTGCCAAGCTATTCCTTAGTGCTGTGAATAATGCATCTACTTCTGGTTTAGAATATATCTGTGTGAATGTTCCTGTTCCATGGTCGTAGTACATGTGTCAGTCTGTTCCGTATAGCCATCTTCAGTAGTCTCCGCTTATTGTTTGGAAGTTTAAGAGTGTACCACTTGTTAGCCATCAGTCAGAGCTTAGCACTTGTCCTACTGTTACTCCTGCAGGGAAGTCAGAGCTTGGAGTGATTCAGCTTGCTAGTTGAAGGTCTACGTATGCCTCTCTATCATCATTGATTTTTATTAGGTTATCGTCTTCTCTTAGCAATAGTTGGATCACTTTGTTAGCAGTTATTTCTATTCCTCCTCCTGCACTGAATGGAAGTTGTCCTTCTACTAGTCTTACTGCCATCTCTAATTGTCGTATATAAAATAACTATTTCAATCTGTTAGTTTTGTGTCTGGTAGGTTATTGTATGCTGTTTGTGTACAATATACGTTACCATCTAAATCTGGTTTATTATTTAGGTCTTGATAGTTACCTGTCAAGGCTACTGTTGCTACATCGTTTGCTCATAACTTAGAATTCCATGTATTCTTTTCTCAGCTTGTTACGTATTGGTGCTGTGTATCTCATACTGGTATGTCGTTTGTGTATAATGTTACACTTCCGTTTTTACCATTTACACTAGTTACTCCTGATGTTGGAGAAGGTAGTTCTATCCAGTTTGAGAGTGTGCTATATGGATCCGTACTTAGGATATATGTTTTACTTTCACTTGTTACGATTCCGTAGTCACCTTGCGTTGCTGTTGTTAGACTTGTTAAGTCTTGAACGTTTGTTACTGTAAATACTTTTGTATTTACTGCAGGGATTATACTTCAGTCTAGCTTTCAGTTCTGTTGTACGATAGGTATCTGTCATGCATTTATTCACACATCCTTTGATGATGCTGTTCCTAATGTTGGTTTGTTTATTAGGTCATTGTAGTCACCACTAAAAGCGGCATCAGAGAGTTCCTGTCTTAGCTGTTCTAGGAGTGCATCTACTTCTGCTTTTAGATAGATTTGTTTGAATGTTCCTGTTCCGTTATCTATGTATAGTTTACCATCATCTCCGTATATCCATGTAACATAATCTCAACTTGTTGTCTTAAATACTAGGAGTGTTCCTGTTGCTACCCATCAGTCGTTTTGAATGACTCTTCCTGTAGTTACTCCTACTGGGAAAGTATCTGATGGTTGGATTCAGCTTTCTAATTGTAAATCAACGTATATTTCGTTTTCATCTAGCTTGATTAGGTTATCTTCACTCCTTAACAAAAGATTGATTACTTTATTTGCAGTAACCTCTATGGCTGTTCCTCAACTAACGGTTCTTTCTCATTCTGTTATCTTTACTGCCATTATTGTTTGGATCTAATATAAATTTATCTAGCTATTACTTTTACTACGTCTCAAGCTTGTCACATTACCATTGGTCTATTGAGAGCTTGTACTTGTTTGCTCCATGGTAGTTCAATTCTTCCTTTTGGTAGGAGTTCTATGTAGTCAGCTTGCGTTCCGTCGTTTGTTTGGTTTTCTTCAGTATAGTCTGATACTAGCACAGGTCATGCGTTGTCTTCCCATGCTGTGATACAGATTGAATCGTATAGAGCACCGAATCCATCTTTGGCTCATGTTTTCTCTGTGATTCTATCTGCTAGCTTTGACTTCTCGATTCAGATATCGATTGGTAGCTCTTGCCAGTCTCATGTCATTACAAATGTTGCGATCATTGTTTTATGATTTTAAGTAAATTATTCTTCGCTTTCCTTTGGTGTTGCTTTGAATTTAGCCTCGAATGTTGTATCCTTATAGATTGGTTTTAGCTTTGGAGTCCATCCGTCGAATTCGTAAGTGTTTTCTTCATCAGCCTCTTTAGTTGGAGTGTCTCCTGTGTATTCTGGAGTTTCTCAGTCTTTTACTGTTACCTCCTGGAGCTTTGTTTCTCCGTTCATGAATGTTGCTTTTGCTTTTAATCCATCTTCTGATGTTCCGATTTCAGTTGGTCTTGAAGAATCGTAAACGTCTAATTCAGCATCTTCTGATACTTCTTTCCATCCTTGGTCGTATACGTTTAAGTCTCCGTTTACATCTTCCCATCCTCTAGGTCAGTAAACTTTTAATTCTCCATCCACTTCCCATACTGCTTGTTTGTTATTCCAGCATGTCTTTTTATTTGTCCATACTCTTTTTGCTTGCATCTCTCATTTGTTTTAATAAATAAATCTTTCTTTGATATGCATTAGCCTCTTGTCATTTGACTTCGAGTTCTAGTTCTTTTGTTACTTTGTTGTTTGCTATTTTTACTAAGTCTTTGTTTTCTTTTTTTAGATTCCTTACCTCCTTCTGGAGATGGTATCTGTTTATGTCTTCAGCGTATTGTTTGCTGTTCTCATACTTCTTGATTTTGTTGTCCTCGAATATTAACCTGTCAGTCTTTTCACACTCTATTATGTATTCCTGCGTTCATTTCAGATTCAGGATCCTTTGTTCTGATTTCAGGATTATCCTGTTTTCTTTTACGTACACATACATTAGATTGGTATAAAGACTAAAGTCCGATCTATTGTTGCTGTCGGTGTACTCAATGCATCTATTCCTTTCAGCGTATATGTTGCAGGGAACATTCCATCATTTACGTGGATTTTGTTTATTATCACATCATCCTCATTAGCCACGTATTCGTTTTTTTCAGTTATCTTTGTCTTCTGGATGTAGAGATATTCTCCATCTGGAAGGTTGATTATTGTTAGGAATGATTCTCCGATTCAGGAAAGGAATGTTGTATCGCTCAAGACTGTAGGTTGTTTCGTTAGCTTTTGTTCGATTCTTGATATTTTATCCGTGTTGTTGATTATTCCTTCACTTTGTTTTTCTAACTTCATTTCGTGCTTTTCTATCTCTTTCTTTAGCCTGTTTTCTATTCTTTCTTTTTTGCTTATCTCTTCTCTTTGTTCCTGGAGCTGTTGTTCTTTTAGTAGTAGCTCTTCTTTGAGTTTGTTGTTTAATTCTATTAGGTTATTTGAGTACTCTTTTTCTTGGTCTAGTAGTTGTTGTGCTTTTTTAAGTCTTTCGTTTACTTCTTGTTGTACTTCTTTTATTCGTTCAAGGTCTTTTGGATCATACTCCATCTGGAAGGTTAGTGGATCCTTGAACGCCTCTGATTCCAGCACCCACACATCTTTTCAAAGCCTTTGCTCTGGTTTTGCCTCTTTTAAGTCCAGGTAGACTTTAGTTATCTTCATTGATAGAAAAAAAGAAGTAAACTTTTGTTACTTCTTTTATAGTGTGATTTTGGATATTTCAGTAGTTATTTTTTATTCCTTCGATGATCCTGGTTTATTTTCCTATCTAGCTCCTCATCTCTTTCTTTCATATGTCTTTCTACAGTATCTCGATATCTTTCAGCATCACGCTCTTCTTTTGTAAGTTCATGCTCTTTTAGAGCGTTTGCTTTTATTAGCTGTCGTGCAATAACGACAAGGAGTAATAAGATTATTCGAGTCATTGGGAAGGCTATATTATTATAAATATCACGACTACGATTACTATTCGGAGCAGGATGTATCATCAGTCTTGCTTTAGTATTTCCTTGGTGTTTTTACTTACTGATTTTGTATCATCTAGTCCTATTGCCATCGTAGCGATCACTATGGTGAGTGCTACTAGGAAGGTGGCTATCATTCTTTTATGCTTTGTAAATTTTTATTCTTATATTTATGTTTTTTTATAAAGCAAGAGAAAAGAGGAAGCCTAAGCTACCTCTTCATTATCTCATTGTATATTGTTTACAGCTTGTAGTAACATTGTTATTGGCATTATTGTTCCTGCAAATTGGAAGAAGACATTTCAGTATTTCTTCTGGAGTTCATCAAGTTTCCTTTGTCTTGGGTTATCCATATCTTGATTGTTATAGTATGTTACCTTTCATTCTAGTGGAGTACCTTTTACTATTTCTTCTACTCTTGCTCTGTCTTCAGTTGGGGCAAGTACTGCTTGTACTTCATTGTAGAGGTCTACGATCCTTTCTGGTTTAGATTCTGTATATCTTACTGGTGATTTTCTTCCTTTTTCTATTACATTTATCATGCGTTTTAGGACTTCTTCATCGTATTTTAAGTCACCTACGAATCATTCTTCTTTTGAAACTTTGATTAGCTGTTCTTTGAATTTTGCTGGATCTGGATCATAAGATTTCTTTATTGCGTATTTTATTTCATCCATCACATTACCATCATTAACTGAATTTCAGTCTAACCAATCATTTTCTTCTGCTAGGATTCTTACTAAGTCATTGTACCTTCTTTCTAGACCACTTGTATCATACTTAAGTTCGTTGTGTCATCATCTGAAGTAGTTTTTTCCTCTTACTTCTTCTATGTCATTCAATTCTGATCCTTTTATTCTTGCCATATCATCGAAGGTTCATTCTTCAACCTCTCTGTTCGTTTTTTGGTTTAGCATAGCCTCTAGTGCATTTTGTGCGTTGTATGGACGGTCTTTAGGTGTATCTTCTAATCCACCAAAGATATCTTCTACGTATGGCAGTATTGTTTCTTTATCGAATCAATATCCTTCTACGAATAGTTCTAGTATTTCCTCTCAAGCCTCTTGTGGAGTGTTGTTTGGAAAGTCTTCGATTCATTCTATTGCATCAGATAACTCTCTAAATATTCAGTCCTCAAAGCTATTCATTTTACCTCATTCTATGTATCATTCATCATGTAGTTTTTCGATTCACTGCTCTGGGAGTATTTCTACTATTTGTTTAACTACATTGTTTACATGTTCTATATCACCGTAGTTTGGTTGCTTTGTATTGAAATATCTTGCAGGGATTACTTCTTCTCATGTATATTTCTCTTTCATTTCATCAGCTATGTCTGAAACGGATTCTACTACTTGGTCATAACTAAATTTTGTGTCCCATTTTCTTTCAGGTAGTCAGGATCTTTGATAGTAGTCCATCATAGCCTCTCGTACTATTTGTCAGATATTAAATTTAAGGTTTTCTGTATTTCATCGATTAATTTGTGTTCTCATTTTTCTTCCTATCCATCATGCGAAGTAATCTCTAAGTCATTCTGTACTTCCTGCAAGTCATTCCCAATCTCATATTGCTCAATGAGTGAATATTTCTTTTGCTCAGAACTTATCGATTAGTTTTTCTGCATAACTTATTCATTCATCAATAGTTAGAGGCTTTTCATTTAATGTTGTTGATGGGAACATTGGTGTCCATGCATCTGAACCATAGATTTTATTTCTCGAATCAGCTTTTGGATCAACTGTGTCTTTTCAGAAGACAAGGTCTATTGTTGCATCAGAATTCCATGTATGAGGTATGTTCTTATCCATTACTGCTATTGATGGCATTGGAGATTTACCTCCAAAGTTCTTTATTTGTTTTTCGAAGTTTTCTAGAGTCATCAGACTTTGTGCTACTAGTTTTCTTAGTGCTGTATTAGCTCATTTAGCTTCTAGCTCTGCATTCTTCTCTTGAACTCATGAAACAAAATCTTTCACATCTGGGTCTTTTATTAATTCTGGATTAGTATCTTTTAGACGTTCAATGTATGATTTAAGTTCTGTAAGTTTTGGCTTTCATACTAGAGTTTTAAATCTTTTAACTCATTCAAATCATTTGAATTTACTTATTGTTTCTTTGAGTTTTTTTCATAAGTTTTCTTGCCACTTATCCACATCTGGATTATATGAATTTGCAAGATCTGTTATCGTTTTAGTAAAGATATCTCTGGGGTAGGATTCGTATCATTCCTTCCATTCTCAGTTCATTAAATCAAAATTATCGTTCATCATTTCTACATCTCTTGCTACAGCCTTTAGGATATCATACGCTCTATCTGCTACCTTATTTACTGATTTCTTCTCGAACATATTACTATTTTTTCTTTCTTTTATGTTCTTGAGTAGGTTGTTCTCTGGTTCCATATAGAATCATGATTTTATTTCATCTTGTCATTGATCTAATAGTTTTTGACCTGATGCCTTTAATTTTCTTAGTTTTTCTAATGACATTCATTTTAAACCTCGTGCACCTGATATGTTTGAGTGCCGTTCTATTACATCAGGATCATATGAGTCTGCTACTTTAGCTCTTGCGTATGAATCTAAGTCTAGGACTTGTTTCATGAAGTCTAGTTCATCTGGTGTCCTTCAATCAACTATTGTTCCTGAGAAGTCTACAGGCTCATCCTGGATCTGTTTTAGCATCTTGTAGAGGTCACCTTGCTTTGTGTTTTCATCGTACATGTCAAGGTAATTCATTAGTCTTTCATCCTTAGATAGGTCTTCCAGCCTTTTGTAGTCTTGGTAGAGTTGGATTAAATCATTAGCACCTCGACCAGTTCTTTCCTTTCAAGTACTTTCAATAATATTTCACATCCATACTCTTGATTTTGAATCATAGTTCTTTCGCATATTATATACTGCCATTTCTCATGAGATCCTATCTACTATTTTATCATAGTCTTGTGCTGTCTTCTTTGGCTCATCGAATAGAGAATCTTGTACTATTTGATAATCTGCCTCTGACTTTACTGATTCTTTGAATTTGTCGTAATTTTTATCAGAGAATTCTCCACTGTTGATCCATTCCTTTATTCCATCTATTACTCCTTTCATCTTTTCTGGAGTGATGGTTTCTAGGTTATATGCGAATTCTTTCATATCCACTCTTTTGTTCCTCTTGAACTCATCTCTGTGCATATTAGGTCATCACTTCTTTTGTGAGAATAGTTTGAATACAAGGCTTGTATTATTATCTGGATGTCATGCTATTAATGAATGCCAGGCTTTTGCGTGGTGGTCTGACACACGGAGAGTATATGTATCTCCTGCGTTTGTATTAGTAACGTATTCACTTTCTTTTCAGTTATTCTTTAACAGTTCCTTTATTGTATCTAAGAAGTTTTCTGGTGTTACTTCTCCGCTATCTATCTTACTTTTTACCTCATCGAATTTACTTAAATAATGACTTGCATTCGTGATGTCAATAGTTAAGCTCCTAGTTGATGGAGCACCTGCGACCGACTTAGAGTTGGTTGGTGTTCCATTTTTTGTATTAAGAACTTCTGAAACCATATCCTGTTCTATTTTTACTTCTATCTTGTTATCTAGGATATCATCGAAGAGTTGTTTTACTTGTTTCTTTTCTTTTGTTATACCTCTTACAAAGTCTTTTATCATATTGAAGAAGTATCTGATTTTTCATTTTAATCCTTTAGGAACTTCTTTGTTATCGAATTTACCTGTTCTGAAGTATTCAGAGAAGTTATCTGCTAGCCATTCATTTGCATCTCTTCTACTCCATCAGTTCCTTTCCATTAGCATGTTTAGGATCCCTTCTTTTCTTCCTTCATCTACCAAATCGAATACTGCGTGGAATAGTTCATGTGGTGCTGTTCCTTCTTTAATAGTTTTTTCTAGCTCTATCATCTTATCCATGTACTTACCTAGAGCACGTTCTCATTTGTCTGTTACTATCTTTTCTACTATGTCTCTGCTTATTCAGTAGTGATCCATAAAGTCTTGAACTGTTTTACCGTTTTTGAAGTTCCTCATGCTTAGTCCTTCATCTGCACTGATCCATTTTTCATCTGGATTCGCTTTACCGAACTTCTGGTATTGTTCTCCTCTTGCCTCTCCTACAGTCATTGTCATGTCCTCTCCACTTATTTTTATTTCTCCATCTGCAGGAAGGTGATCTAGCACTCATGAGTCTAAGAGTCAGTTTATATCCTTTGCGTTGATTCTTACTTTTCAGTCGTCCCAATAAATTGCTCCATAGTCTACTATTTTTCAGTTTTCTTCTTTTACGTATCTATCGTTAGTATCTCTTGTCTCTAGTTTGTATCAGTTCTTTGTCTCAACGTTATCTATGAATTCATTCCTTTGTTGGAGTTGTTCTGATGACATGTTTCTGGTGAACTTTGGTTGTTCGCTCCATTGTTCCATTAGTCTTTCTAGTACTATTCTTTCAGCCTCTTCATCTGCGAACCTGTCGCTCTTCTTGTATGAATCTATGTATTCTACTGGTTTGTTTGCGAATTCCTGATACTTATCGTATGCACCGTTAGCGTCTAGGTTGTAGACTTGTTCTATCTCTTTTATTATCTTTTCTTTTTTAGTCTCGTGAGCTCTTTTTTGCTGATCCTGGTATTCTTTATTTACCTTGTTTTTTCATACTTTACCTATTCTTTGTTCTTCCTCTTCTAGCTGTCTTATCTTGTATGCGTAGTACTTATCATCTTCTGCTAGAGTATTTGATTCTTCAGCTTGCCTTTCTTCTAGCACTCTTGCTATTTTTTCTTTTTCTACTTCAGGAAGGTCGCTTACATAGAGTTCGTTTAGTGATTCTGTGCTGAATCTGTCGTAGTTTACTTCTGATGGATTAAGGTCTCATTTTTCGTTTGCTCCTATCTCATCTAGGAAGTCTTCAATGCTGTCTGAGACTTTTGTTGCTGTATCTCTATCTACGTTTAGTTCCTCTTCTAAGTTTAGCACTTCTTTTGCTTTGTTTTCATAGTTGAGGTTATATTCTCTTGGTGCCTTTGGTTCGTTTACTTTAGGTCAATTTTCTCATACTTCGTATCTTGCCTCAGGTAGTGCAGGATTCTTTAATCTTCATTTACTCCATTCTTTTTCCCATCTTGCTAGGTTTTGTTCATTTAGATATTCATCTTCTGCGTTTACTATTTCCTTGATGGCAGTCTCTAAAGATATTCTTTCGTTTTCTGTTAGCTCTGCTCCTGCTTTCATTTTGCTTGCTACTTCTGCTAGCATTTGTTGTGCCTCTGGAGTTGTCTCACTTAGAAGTTTGTCTATTGCTACTTTTCTTCGTTTTTCTCCTAGTGGTTTTGCTAATAGTTCGTCAGCTACAAGTCCTACAAGGTATCACATTGCAGTTCTTAAAGCTCCTTTCCCTGAACCGATTCCTGCTAAAGCTCATGATGTTTTGAATATTGCTTTTAGCATTTGAGGACTGTTCTGGTATGCTTTTGCTAGTTCTGGTAGCATTCTTATTGCCTCTACTCTTGCACCGATTCCTGGGTAGATTAGGTTTTCTAATCTTGCCTTCATCTTTTGTCTGTTCTGAGTATTGAGTGTTCTTAGTATTGAGTAGAAGTTATCTCTTAATTCTCATTTTCTTTCTCATTGCATGTATACAAGTCCTTTCTTTACCTCATTGAGGTCTTTTATTTGCTTTGAGTATAGTTCATCTATTTTTGCTAATCCTGGAATCTCTTTCTTTGCTACTTTATCCATCTGGTTCCTCATCTCTCTTATCACTTTCACTCCTCTGGATGTAGTTCATGATTCGTATTTTGCTAGGTCGTCGAATTGTTTTCTAAGGTTGAGATAGTCTTTTGCTGTCATCTTGCTTAGGTTCGCATTTTGGATCAACATCCATGCAGTGTTTATTGGATTCATGTCTGTTGGTAGAATCATATTTGCGAATCTTAGTGATCCATCAGGATTTACGTTGATGTCTCTCCTATTGAATACTCCTAAGGCTGATGTTTTCATACCTTCTAGGTCGAATTCTTTTGTTGTTGACCTTAATGCTCTATACGCAGGTCAGTTTTCTTCTAGCCTTGCTTGGTATTCTTCTATTCTTCTTGCTAGGTCTTCTCCTAGTTCCTGGAGTGGTTGCTCTGTTATTTTCATGTTATCCATTGGAGCTCCTTCTGAATTAATCATCTCTTCTGTTTTCGTCCAGTATTCTCCAACGTATGGATTATTCCTTATTCTATCTTTTAGTTCTGGTGTTAGTCATGTTGCTGTTGTTTGTATGTTTTCTTTAGCTTTATTTATTAATTCTCATACTTTCTTTGATAGTCAAGGTAATGGTGTTATTCCTTCAGGATTTACTGATCCTCCTTTCCAGATTGTTTGTAGTGGTCTTTGTGTTAGTTCTAGGTATGTTCCAGCTCATCTTGCTAGTTTTCATCATTGTGATAGTTTACCTCCTATTGCATCTAGTCCTGCATTATAAGGAATTGATAGTCAAAGGTCTGATGAAACTCCTGCAATGTTACCTAATCTTGAAGCTTTATTTCAGAAGTTTGTTAGTTTACTTGCCATTGCTCCTTTACCTGCAACTTTTGCTCCTAGAGCTCATGCTTTAGCGGCACCTCAGACTATTGAAGCTCCTCCATCTACTATTGCTAGCACGTCACTTATTAGTCAGACAGGATCCTTTTCTAGTGTATTAAGGATTCAGTCCCATGAACCATATCTTTCTTTTAGGATTCCTCTTCACTCTTCAGTCATTGCTAGGTCTTTTAGCATTACTATAGTGTCTAATGGATTTGTTAATCATCTTGCTGTTGCTGATGCTGTTTTTAATAGTGAACCTGGAACGTTCTTTATTGCAGTCCATGCACTAAAGCTTTCATCATCTCCATCATCAAAATCTGTAACGTGTTCTTGTACCCAGTCATCTATTTTTTCAAAGAAAAGTCACACAGGGTTGAGTGAGTTTAGGAATGTTCCTCCTACTGGTTGGTTTATTTGGAATCATTCTCATCTGTATCATCATCCTTGAGGTCACATTGTTTGTTCTAGCATTGCTTTACTTGCCTCGAAGGTATATCCTGCATCTTTATATTGAAGCATTTTGCTGTATTGCTCTGTTGTTAATGAGTCTACGAATGCTTGCTTACTTTCTTGTGCCATTGGTGAACTCACTTTTATTCCTTGTTGTTCTAGTTCGTCAGTTAGACTTTGAGCTTTAACAGAAGGAGCAATATTTTGCTCCATCATGTTATTGCTAGTTATTTGTCCTGTTGAATTATCGAACATATTGTATCCTGGTACGTTACCTTTGTTTCCGTTTATGGTGAAGAAATTCACTGGAGATTGTTCGTTCATTATGTTAGTTGCTTATGTAAAATTATCGTGTTTGTCTTGTTGAGATAGCTCCTGATGAGAAGATTGGAATGTAGTCTGAGTATTTAAGTCATCCTTTCATTGAATATCTTCTGATTACTGTATCCCAATTGCTTAGCTTTGAAGTCATCACGTCTTTGTTTTCGTAAGCTTGTGGTAGCATCATGTTGAAGTTTGAATACCATTCGCTTGATGAAATAGCCGCACCTGATTCGTTTCTCAATTTCATTTCTACTAGCATGTAGAGTTGGTTGAGAGCTATTTGTGATTGAGTATTTAGTGATTTCTTACTCATTGCCTTCTGGAGTTGATCTGCGAATACACTACCTCCATCATCTTTTCCGAACTTCCTTTGGTCGAAGGATGCAAGTACTTTCTTAAGGTCTCCTGTCTCTATTAATGCATTTAATGAACCGTTGTCTCTTAATCCTGAAAGCACGTCATACATTGTCATTGCTGTTGAGATGGTATCTCTTTGTCCGTCTGTTGTTGCGTTGCTTAATAGTGTCTCGTATGTTCCTATCATTGGTGAACCTGGATTTTGACTTGATACTACTCAGCTTTGAGCTTGTAGTTTTATGTCTTTTGCAGGATCCCAGAATCCGACACCTCATTTACTATAGAAGTCGTTTAGACTCATTGTTTGAGTGTAAACTTTTTCTGATCAGTCTTTATTACTTCATTTGAGTGTTACCATTCCTGTTCCTGCATCGTATCCTGTTACTAGCATTGTGTGTCCGTACTTCTTAGCTGAGTCGCTTACATTTGCGTTAGGTCAGTAGTTGAATACTGCTGTTGAACCTAAGACAGGTGTCGCCATGTTTACATAGCTTGCCTTTTCTGAAGCTGTAGTGTATGTTCTTCCTTGTATTATATTTCATTGTGCGTCTCTAGGAACCATTGTTTGTCCGTAAACTGATTGGTTGAAGTTATCTGTGAATGCCTCACATTGTCCTCCATCCATTCCGTCCTGATATACTGCGTTTAGTGATTGTACTCATTGTTGTACTTGCTGTTGTATAGCTTGCGTGTATGTATTATCTGTTAGGTATTGGAACGATCCATCTGAATTTAGCATATATGGTCTTCCTTTTGAGTCTGTTTTTATTTGGCTCATTTTTAGTTGTTGTCCTTGGTAGTATTGAGTCCAAGCTTGTTGGTTAGCTTGGAATGCATTGCTCCAGTTCTGTTGGTTTATTTGTTGTTGGAATTGTCTTTCTTTTAATTCCATTTCAGCCTCCCATTGCTTTTGACTTAACTCTGTTTTATATAGGTCTACTGCTGAATTATATCTGCTTTGTAGCTTATTCATTTCACTTTGATATTGTGAACTTCTGTTTGCTACGTATGCATCCACGATGTATTGTGGAACGTCTCATTTGAAGTATTTGCTAGCCTCCTTTGGAAGGTTATTCATTTTTTCTTCTAGTTCTGCCATCTGACTGTTTAGGTTTAGCATTTCTTGCGTTGCAGTTTGTGCTGTTCCTGAACTTGAGAGTTTAGTTGTTAGAAGGTTGAGTGTATCGTCGTAGTTCCTTTCATTTGAATTAGATAATGCTCGGTTTGATATGTCGTTGTTTACTGATTCATTTGCTGATCCTATTTGAGTTGTTTTATTTACTGTTCCTCATTGTGCGATGTTGTTTACATCTTCCATTCCATTGATTTTCTTTAGTTCAGCTTGCACTTCCTGGTATTTAGCAGGATTATATTGCATTAAGTCTCTCATAGCTTGTGAACCGTATGGATCTGTTCCTGCTGAGATGCTTAGTGCTATGTCGTAACTATTCATTCAGCTTAGTGCTGTATAGTTATTTTGTCTAGCTTGTACTATCTTTGCGTCTATGCTGTTTACATCTGCTAGTGTTTTTATTCAATTTGATGGATTTCCTGTATCTGCTGTTGTTTTACCATAGATTGTTCCAGTTTGATTTTTTTCTTTGCTTAAATCCATTTCTGGTGTTGTAGTACCTTGCTTTACGTCCTGTTGTTTATATGTTCCCATGTCTTGTTGTCATGCTGACATGTCTCCAAGTCTCTTCCATATACTCATGATGGTGTTTTCTCTTTCGTTTTCGTTTGAGTTCTGGAATCATTTTTGACCGTTTAGGAAGTTTCTTACATCATTTATGTCAGTTAGTCCTGCATTATATAGTGCTGATGCTATCTGGTCGTTTCTTCTTGCTATGTATCATGCATCGTTTGAGTTTGCTATTTGTGCCTCCTGTCCGTACATGTAGTTTGGATCAAGATTTTCTAGTGTTGCGTTTGGATCGTAGTTGATGTTAGAATTCTTTACTCCTTCTCATGTATATTTTTCATTTTGTCATCACCACAAGTCTCTGTTATTATAATTTGCCTCTGATGAGTCGTCTCAGTATTGGCTAAGGTTTACATCTGCATTCTTTAATCCAGCTCTCCAGTCCTCTTCTACAGGAGTTATTTTTCATCCTTTGTTTACGTATTTTACTCCTCCTGTTCCTTTATTTACATTTTGATTAGATGTTTGAGGTGTTTGTTGTTGTACAACTTGGTTGTTGTTCTGTTTGTTCTGGTTCTTCTGGTTCACAGCGAGTTGGTTTATTTCGTTTTGCTTTGCTTGCTTATTTGCCTCTTGCATGAAGTTTGGGGCTGTATACATTACTGCTACTGCTCCTGTTCCTACATCTGATTGTCCTGCCTGGTTTGTAGTTTTTACGTTGCTTTTAGCCTCTGGCATTAGGTTAGGAGTTGTTTGTAGTCATGCTGTTGAACCTGCTCCTGTTATTGATCACGCTTGTCATATTTGCTTAGTGCTTTTGGTAGTTACCTGCGGATTAGTGTTCTGTCCTAATACCGCTCACTGTGACTTAAGCTGTGATTCTTTATTCTTTATTTGTTGCACTGTATTAGCCATTACTTTAGTGTATTATAAGGTAAATCTATGTATTGTATGCTCCATCGGTTCGAATATGGTTGCATGTATGTTGTTGAATCTATTGGTGTGTCCTGTTCGTCTTTTACTAGTTTGAACTCTAGCCAGTCTCATTTCTTCATGTCAGCCTCTATGTATCCTTCTGGTGTTATTTTCTTGAATATTTCTCAGAGTTTGAAGCTTACTACTGTACTTGTTGAACCACTACAGCTACCATTTGGATCTGTTCCGCTTGTAGTTCAGCTGAATGTTCCTGGATATGTTTTCGTGAAGTCACATTCATAGTCCCATACTGCTCTTGGTATCTCTTGCCAGTTGTCTCAGTCCTTTGTATGATGTCTTACTGAACCGTATATTTTGCTTATCTGGTCGTCCAGTTGGTACATCTGGATTTTCCGTTCTATCCTGTAGTGACCGTCTCTGTTTATTGTACATAGCAGTCCTTCGTGGATTTGCTCTGTTCCTAGTGTGATGTAATCTCATAGGATTTGAGTTGTTATCTTTTCGTTATCGTTTTCGTATCCAGGTTCGAATGATTGCCTGAAGTATTCCCTTTCCTGTACTTCTACTGTTTGCGTTGTACTTCAGTCAGCCTTGTATCCTACGATTAACTTCTTCCCTGGATGGTTTGAGTATTGTTTGGAACTGTATACCAGTGTGTCTCTTAGCTGTATGAATTGGTCGTAGGTTGAGTGTACCGTGTTATCTTCTATCGGATATTGATTTGGATCCACTCTATACTTGAACTGGCTATTGTCTTGAGTTCGTTTCATTAGCTGTTCTGTATTTCATAAATGTTATTTGTCTTACCTTTAAGTTGATATTGTAGTCTTAGCTCTCTTACAATTGGTGTCGCTTGAGAGATACTTCCGTTCTTTATTATGATGCAGTATGTTATTGTCTGCCAGTCAAATTCGAATGCAGGAGCTCATGCGTTTACGCTGTTTAATGCATTGATTTGTTCTGTCCTTGTTCTGAAGTTTGTTCCGTCTATATGCATTACGTGTCGCCGTCATGTGCTATCACTTTCTGGATCATGATTCCTCCAGGAGTTGTTTGGTGAGACGTAGATATCAATGCTACCGTTCCCTGAACCTGTACTTGATTGGTATTCTGGTAGGAGTTCGTAGTGCATTCTTACTTCATCTAGCATCTTTGTTACGCATCCTCCGTAGTCTCCTTCTAGTTCTCTTGAGATTAGGATTCATTTGTCTTGGTATCAGTCTATTCCTGTGTCGTATAGTCTTACTTTGTATATTCCGTTCTGGTCTGTGAAGTATAGGAAGTTCTTACATACTGCTACTCCTGATGGAGCAGATTTTCTTCCTTTGTTCCACTTCATGTATCCTTTGTCGTAGCTTGTAGCGTCGTATTGGAATTTCCATATTCCATATGCATCTGCTACGTAGAAGTTACCTCCGTTGTATGGTGCATCCATTCCACAAGGTCACACGAAGTATGGATCCTTGTAGTTCACGTCGTATGATGAAAGACCTGCTCTTTGCTTTAGTAGCATTACTGGAGTGTTCCCTATCATTTTATTGAAGGTTACGTATCCGTCTGTACCGTCTAGTGATGCTACGTAGTAGTCTATGCTGTTGATGCTGTAGACTCTTAGAACCTTAGTCCCTGTTAAATCAATTACGTTATACACGAATGTTGATTTAAGGTTGTTGTTTCCTTGATAGTAGTACACTTTTGTGTTCCATCATTCGTCTTGTACCCATACCTTTAGGTATTCGAACGTACATGTTAATGCGATGATTGTTGAACCATTTTCAAATGACATTACTTTCTTCCATCACACCTTTCATGTTGTCTCTGGTGTTACTCATTGTTGTCAGTTATATTCAGCCTCTAGTTCTGGATAGTAAACCCATAGGTCTTGACCTACTGCTACTACTAGTCTTGAGTTGTTGTAGTTTAGTATTGCTGTTATTCCTGCACCCATTTGTCCTGTTAGGTGTTCTGGATCCATTATATCTTCATCGTTTGATGATACATGGTCTCTTGGAACTATTACTGTGTATGTTGAACCTTCAACACTTAGCTTTACAAGTCCTCCTGTAGTTCAGGATCCTGTTCCGTACCAGAAGTGGTCTTGGAAGATTACTCATTCACAGAAGCTTAATCATTTTCTAGTAGCTTGTCCTGGTGTTACTGATGGTGAACCTGTACTTGAACCTCATGAACTCCAGTTGTTTTCATCAAATTTCTTTACAGCTCATGAGCTTTTGTCTAGTGCTATTACATAGTTTCATGCACTGATTAGTTGGTTATTTGCTAGTGTTCCTGAGCTGTAGCTCATCTTTTGTGCTAGCTTTAATCCGTGCATTTCATCATCTGTGTTTACGTTTTCAGCGTATTGGAAGCTGTTTGGTAGTCAGTAATATTGGTCGAGAGAAACTCCATCTGCTCGACTTACTTGCGATATAGTTCATTTAGTGTATTTCTCTCCTCCTGCCATTAGTTAATGTATAATCATCTTAAATTAGCGAATTCCTCCTCCACTGGTCTTTGGTCTCTGTTTAGTCCGTAGATGTTATCATGGATCGTATCAATGAATCTTTGGTAGTATGTCATTGCTAGTTCTGGATTCTCCGCTTGGATTAGTCTGTAGCTTAGATAGTCTTCTACTGCATCTAGGAAGTAGTTTGGAAGTCCTAAGCTTTCTTCATTTGTGCTAGCACTAACGTCCTTTGTTATGTAGTTGAACGTTAGACTTATTCCTCCTGTGATGCTTTTATCTGGTGTAGGGAATATCCTTATTTGGCTCTTTGATGTGAACATGTATCTTGGTCTTAGCTTACTTATTCTTCACCAGATGTATGGTTCTCCTGCAGAGTGTCCTTTTGGTGTTATGTTATAATCTGCAATGTTTATTGGTTGGCATACTCTGTAGAGTGGATATCCGTCCTTATCTAGCTTGTATGCTACTCTTAATTGTGCGATACTATAAAAATCAGCACTAAGTCCATTGATGGTAGTGTTGATTGGTAGTGAATATGTATCTGTTCCTGCTGTTGTGTTCTGTACTACACTGCTTATTTGTAGTTGGTTTGCTACGTATTCTAGCAGGTTCTTCTGGAATATTTTAAGTCATCTATTGTACCAGTTTAATGCTACTGCGTTGTTTACTTGAGACGCACCTCTGAGTTCTCCTGTCTTCCAGGAATCGATTCTGTTTTGTACTGTTGCCATGTATTCCCTGCAATGTAAAATGTTTATTTATACAGGTGACCGTAGCCACCTGCATCATATAAGCACTTTACTAGCTTATTGCTACCTGCCATTGGTAATCAGTTGTAGCTCTTGATTCGATTCTTACTAAGAAGAATGGATTCAATACAGCACATCCGAAGTAAGCTTTCCATCCGATGGTAGCTCTTTGATCCAATGGATCTTCAGTTCCTCCTGAACCGTATGGTTTGAAGTAAGTTTGAAGGTCTTTTAATGTAGTTGTTCCGTAAGCTCCTTTTCTGAAAACGTATGTTGGATATACGTTGAAGTCATCTCCTTCATCTGGATCTACTACGAAAGGTTTTACATTAGCAGATTGGTAGATATCTACGTTGAGGATTGTAGTTACGTATCCATCTTCGATTCCTTTGAAGTTTTCGTAGATAGTCTTGTTAAGCCAAGTGTTAGTACTTGAGCTTTGTGCGAAGTTAAGGAATGTATTTGGATGGAATACTGCTTTGTAGTGTTCTGATGTTTGTCCTTGAGATGCTAGGAATGTTGTTCCTTGTAATAATAAGTCAAGGTCAATAGTATCAGCTGCAGTTAATTCATCTCTTGATTCTGCAGTTCCTGCGTAGATAACTGGTACTGAATCATCGTTTTCTAGAACTGATTGGATTTGTTCGTCGATGATCCTCTTTGCGTTGTTGTATAATTCACGTCCTTGTGCAGGGATTACATCAAACAATGTTTCCATTGTAAGCTTGTCTGTGAATCTAGTGTAAGCACCAAGTAGAACTGGTTCTACAGTGATGGTTCCTACAACGTTGTCTGAACTATCTGGAGTTACTCACTCAGTAAGAGTAGCTTGTGCGATAGTTAATTTCATTGGGTTAAGTCTAGCCCAAGTTACTGAATCATATCCTCTTTGAGAGATAGGAGCCTCTCCTAATTTCATGAATACAGTTGATGGTTCTCCGTTCTCTAGGAATGATTTTCTTAAAAGAGTTTCAAAGAAACTTCTTACGTTACCAGGTGCGTTGATTGAAGCAGTTGGCAAGTAAGGTTTTGCTGTTGAAGCATTAGCGGTTACTCAAATCATAGCCATTTTCTCGTTTGGTAAATATAATAAAAGTTATGTTTACCTATTGTGGAGAATGCTATTCATCAAATGAGTGGAAGTTTGCTCTTCAGTAAGCTTTCATCTCTTCTAGTGATAGACTGTTGAAGTCTTTGTTCTGATCTCCTCCAATAGGATTTGTTCAGATGACACTTTTAGGTCAGAGTTGAGTATCTTGTTCCTGGATTGATGGTGCAGTAGTTTGTGTTGTTTGTACTGTTCCGTTCATTCCTTTATAGAGAGATACCATTTCATCTAAGTTTAGACTTTCTGCGTATCTTCCTGCGAACTCATCGAAATCTCAAGCGTAACCTTGAGAGCTTAAGGTATTCTTGAAGTATGCAATCTTATCTTGGATTCTAGCTTGCCTTTCAGCCTCATATTTAGCGTTTACAGCATCTAATTCCTCCTTGAACTTTGCTCTTTGTTTTGCATATCAAGATAGTTCTTTTCACTCTTCAGTGACATCTAGGTTTTCATTATCGGTCATTTCTGCGATAAGTAATAGATTAAAACACGTGTAATCTACAAACACGAGATTCGGTTTATTTGCGAGACTTGAACTGGTCTCGATGGATGGTAGCTTTTATCGACTTCCACATCTTAGGTCGAGGTTATTATTTGATTGCTTGTTCTTCTGCTTTGTTTACTTCCTCTACAGCGTCTTTCACTTCTCCTTCGTGGATTATTGCATCTAGGATTTCGATTGGTTTGTTTAGTCAGTCGATCCATGCTCCTTGAATTTCGAAGATGGTGTATCCGTGAGACTTTACTGCAGAGAATGCTTTAGCTTGTTTTTTGATTTCTTCTTCTGCTGTCTTTGTAAGCTCTTCGATTACTTTCTTCATGATTTCCCATGAGTCGTTACCTTCAAGCTTTTTGAGAATCTTTTTGTTCTCAGGTGTTAGGACTTCGTCGTCCTCGTACTTGATTTCCTCCTTTACTGGAGCTTTTACGTCTTTTGTCATTAGTCTAGTTGATCAAGTAAAATGCTTTTATGATGTTCTTTTATCCGACTCAGAGGCTTTCCTCGGTTAGTTCTTAGTGCCTGCATTACTTGTTTCATGAGGAGCTGTTGATACTTTTCAGGATAGCCATCTGATATCTTGTTTAAGTCCTCCATAGACATTTCTCATAGGTGGATCTTGTTCTTTCTACAGTAGTTGTAGATTTGGTCGTTCATTATGAGTTTTATGTTTCTCTCCTGAACTGCTTTCTGGAGGAGCTTGTCTGATATCTCTTCCTGCTTTACTTCATCCTTCATCATCTCTCCAAGCTCTTCCATGACCTTCCGTGCCATTAGATGAAGTTCTTAGATATAAAGTCCTTCAATTTTTGCACCATGTCAAGGTCTACGTGTTTCTTTTCTAGCTCTTCTTTACTTCTGAGGTAGATGTTTGTTCCATAACCTTTGTTTGTTAACCACTTCTGAATGTCTTCAGGTAGTTTACTCTTATCAACAGGTCATCTTACTGCCTTGAACTTTAGGAATCCTCCTTGATGTACTTGTTTACCTCCTTTGAGTTGTCCGATTACATCTTTTTTTTCTTCCTTTGGTTCTTCCTTTACCTCTTCTACTGCAACTACTTCTTTTACTTCTTTAGTTGTAGCCTTCTTTGATGTCTTTTTTGTAGCCATTATTTGGATATTTTAGTAGTTAAAAACTATTGTGTGATATCTTGTAGTCCATTTACTGTTAGGAGTTCATCTTGTTTCTCCTGGTCGCTTAATGGAACGTCTACTTTTGGTTGTTGTGCCATATTTACAGGATCCTGTCCCATTCATTGTGATATCATGTATTTGATAGCCTCTATTGCTTGGAACTTAGCCTCTGTATCTTCAGCTTTGTTGTAGTACCATAGAGCCATCTGTGGATTAGCGTTTGGTTGTATGTAGATTGGAACGTTCTGGTTGAGTAATAGCACGTTCATCTTGCATGTGTATTCTTCTGGATCAAACGTGTTTACTGAATCTATTTCGTTTTCATCTAATCCGTTGTAGTAGCATATACTCCTTCTTATGTTGTTGAGTAGGAATGGTGGAGTGTTTGGATCGTTTACTAGCATGTTGTATTGTTCCATCATTGCTTTCTTCTTATCCTCCATTCTGATGCTCTGTTGGATTGGATCTTCTATGATTACGTTGAAGTCTCATGCTATATCCTTCTTTGTAAGCTTTTTGTATGTTCCACTTAGTCAGCTTAGCACTCTTCTGATTACCTTCTTCCTGCTATTCCTCCAGTAGTAGAGCATGAAGTATCTGTATAGCACAGCGAAATCTTCTGAACCGTATGCAAGTATCTGATTCTGGAGAGTTGTCATCATGTTAGCGTTGATTTTCTGTATCTTACTCTGTGTTGCTGTGTTTGGATTACTGTTTTCACTGAGTCCGAGTCATTGTCCTACTGCACTAGCGAATGATTCAGCCATTGCTTTGTTCTTAATCATGTCTAGCATATTGTAGATGTCTCCTGCTACTTGTTCCTGTGGTAGTTCATATACCATTGAGCTTATTGGTTTAGTGATGTCACGCATCTTTATTGGATACCATCTGTTCTTTAAGCTCTGGTTCTTGAAGCTTTCTTTGTTCTTCATGAACGCCTCTTCATCTATGAAGATATTTCCTCCTGTAGCCTCTCTTACTGCTTTGATTTTGAAGAGGTTTAGCATTAGTTGTTCTGTTCTGTGTGAATCTTCTATGATGTCACAGAGACTTACTCACCACCAGTCACCTCCTGTATATGCAAATCCTGTTACTGCTACTGGTATTCTGTTATTTGTCTCTGGTACGTCGTAGATGTCTAGGATTACACTTCCTAGCATTAATACTCTGTAGAGTTTTTTCTTTATGTATGTGTAGTGATAGTGGATTGTGAACATTCCTGTCTCCTTTTCGTAGAAGGTGTTGATGTCTCTGTAGAATGCATCGTTTATCTTTATTGATTCTATGTACTCATCGTAATGAGTCATTACCCAGTCTTTGAATTTGTTCGCTACTTTTAGCTCTGATAGTTCATCGTACGTTACTACTCTATCGAATCCGAAGAATGGGTAGTCCTTCACGAGTAAGGATCCATCGTTGTATGGATAAACGAATCTTGGATCTATTCTTTGTACTATTGGTGTTAGTGTCTCATCATTGAATCCTGTGAAGAGTTGAACGAATTTTCCGTACTTACATACATCTTCTATTCAGATGTATCTATCGAAGTCCCAATTCTGTTTGATGAAGTCTGATCTATACATGTCAGTGAAGTTTCTTGCCTCCTGTTGGAATAGGATATCTTCATCTTCCCATGTTACATCTGGTTCGTTGATGATACAGGTTGCCTGGATTGTTCTCATTACGCTCCAGAAGATTTGGCTCCTTAGCTTTTCTTCATCTGTTTTTGTTGCGTAGAGGTCTTGCTGTGAACGGAATAGCATGTTCTTACTTCTGTTCGCATTGTATCCATGCTCGTACTCTCTTAGGATTTTTTGCTGTAGCTTATCAGTTATCTGCATTATCTTGTGATTGGATTTAAATCGTTATCTGTTGAGTCCGTTTCTCCTAGCAGGTATGGATACATTCTCATTATCATTGTATCTAGTAGGTCTGGTGAATGTCCTATCCTTTCTTTCATCTTATCCTTTGGTTCGATTCTTGATTTACCGTCTACACTTCTTTCGTCTATGTATGTATTCATGAGTTCCTGTTCCAGGATCCTTCGGTCTTCGTCTCTTTGTTCGTGTTCTCGTTTTACAGCTATCTCTTTGTTCTGGACTTTCTCTTGGAGCAGGAACGCACATTGTGATCTAAGGTCTGCGTAGTTGTTCTTTGAGTATGTTGCTACTGGTTTAGCATTGCTTATGAAGCTCCTGCAGTTTGGTAGTCAGTCCACCACTCATCATCACACTCATACTGCATCTACTACAACGTTGTTCCAATCTATTCAGTATTGCTCCACGAAGTATGTTATTGCGTTTATGGTGTCTTTGGTGGAACTCTTCTCGTATGTTTTTACTCTGAATCGTTCATTACCTTTCCATAGACTGATTCTTGTGGTGTCTTTACCGAATCTTGCTACGTCGCAGATGAGATAAGTCTTACTTCACTTTCTTTTGTTCTCATGTAGTGCCTGGATGTCATCGAACTTGAAGAGCATTCGGACATTATCATCGAACTTTCGCTCTCCGTAGAGTAGCCTTCTTTTGATTCCTTCTGATGCACGCTCTAGGTTCTTTACGTATTGCTCTCCGATGAATGGATTTTCACTCACTAATGCAGGAATGAATATCGCCTGTTCTCCGTCTTTATGCTTTCACATGTAATACCTTTCGTACACATGTCCAGGATTCGGATTGAATGTCTCTAGCACCTTTCAGAGGATTCAGTACTTTTCGTTCAGTTGCCTTCATACTCTGGTTTGGATGTATTCGATTCCTTCTATCGGACACTCTGCTGACTCTTCGATGAACGCTCCTGTAAGTTCTAGCGAACCGAATCTGTTGTAGAGTGGATCTGATGGATAGTAGCATCCTTCCAGGAGGACTATTTCTGATCCGTTCTTGAATTTGATTATAGACTTCTGCTCGTTTAGCTTTCATCTATACTTCTCATCGATGTTGTAGTCTTGGTAGAACTTCTCCAACGATTTCACTGTTGTTGCTTTTGCGTTCTTGAGGGTATCTCTTACAATTGCGTATCTTACTCCTGCGTATTTGATACACATGAGCCAGAGTCGTATTGCTCCGAGATATGTTTTACCTCATCATGCACCTCCTCCGTATCCTATTGCTGTGTGTTTGTTATCCAAGCATACTTTCAATGCCTCCTTTTGTTTACGAGATAGCTTTATTTTTAACTTCTCTTTTATACCTGTCATTGTAGTTACTGTTTGGATAAATTAGTAGTTTTTTTGTTTAGGCGGTATTTCTTACGATACTTTTCGTACTCTTCGTTTTCATTTGGAGAGCCTATCTTTTTGCATATCCATCGTTGGAATTGTTCCAGGCTGTAGTCCTTTACACACATGTTTGTTTTTCACATTGAATGGTCTGGTCGTTGCCTCAAAAATTCACAGATTTTGTTTAAGACTATTCTTGCCTCGAACTCCTCCGTGTTCCTTATTCATCTGAGTCTGAGGTTTTTGTTAGGATATTCCATTTTTGGTTTGTTATGATAAAGTTTAATCCGTTAGCTCGAATTCTACTTCTAGTCATGTTACTACTTCTCCTGTTTCTGGATCTGTTTCTGAATTTGCACTCATCTTGATAGTGTTTTCTTTCTTGTATCTTTCATCGATTCTTTCTTTGAACCATTTCGCTGTTGAGCTATCACCGTCTTTGATAGCTTTTGCGATGACTCTGTCGGCTAGAGAACTGACGTATTGTTGAGCTCTTTCCATCTTCTCCTTAAACTCTGGGTTTCTATCGCACTCTGCGTAGTAAGCACTCTCGGAAACTCCTGCCATAGCACATGCAGTTCTGATGGAAGAGTTTCGCGAGAATTGTTCCTCTAGCTTATTGACTATTTCAGGCGTGAATCTATTTGGTCTTCATGTTTTCTTTTTACCAGTTTTTTTATCCAACCTGTATGTTCTTTTACCTTGCTTAGTCATCACTACTTCTTTTTCTTTTGGTCTTGCCATCTTCTTTTGGTTGATATAAAACTTTTCTTATGTTACGTTCCTCTTGGAGTTGTTCCTGGAGGTATTCTATTTGAACTTTTAGGCTTAGGTTTTCTCTTGTTTTCTCTGCTATCACTTGTCATTGCTTTTGACAGAGAGCATGGAGATTTCTATTCTCTTGGAATAGAGTTTGTTCTTTGCTATACATTTATGCTAGTATAGGAGATAAATCTAATTCTCTGTTTATGCATTTTATTGCCTTACCTGTTTGTCCTGCGTATCTTTTGAGAATCGCTTGGATGAAGTGTGGATCATACTCTACTGCACCACATCTTCTTCAGGTCTTTTCACATGCGATTAGTGTTGTTCCTGATCCTGCGAATGGTTCTAGGACTGTATCTCATAGCTTAGAGCTGTTGTAGATAGCTTTCTCTACTATCTCTACAGGTTTTTGTGTTGGGTGAATGTAGTCGTTTACGTTATGTCTTTTCATACTCCATATTGTTGTCTTACCTTCACTTTCTGCTTTTTGTGCGTGTTTAATCCTTTCAACGAGTTCCATTGTTTTCATCTTTGCTATGTTTGGAACGTCTTGGACTGTCTCTTCGAATACATCTGATCCGTATCGTTCTTCCTTCTGGTTCTTTTTGTGTGCGTAGAAGAATGGTTCATGCTTTTGTTTATATTTTGCTCCTACGTGATTTACGTTTGGTTTGTTCCAGATTAGTTGACTTATCATTTCTATTCAGCTTTCATTCATAGCTTGTTCGAATGTAGCCTGTGTTTTATGGCTGTGGAATATGTACATTGGAGCTGTTGCTTTTGTGCTGTTTACCATCTGTTCGAAGCTATCTAGAAGGAATTCATAGAAGTTTGCGTTACCCATGTGGTCGTTTGCTATTCATCTGGATGTGTTCTTTCATCTTCATTTGTAGTTTACGTTGTATGGTGGATCTGTGAATAGCATGTCGAATGCATTTATTTCCATCATGTCTTTTAGTTTCTTATGCGTTTCCTCTAGTGTACTATCCCCACAGATTAGGACGTGAGTTCCTACTTTACCTTGGAGCATAAATACATCTCCTTGTTGTACTATTGTCTCTTCCTCTTCATCTACTTCAGGAACGTCATCTTCTGTTTCATCATTCCATTCTTCTTCATCTAGTCCTAGGTCGAATTCGTTAAACATATCGGTTAGCCATTTGTCATCGATGTCCTTTAGTTCTTCTTTTAGAGCGTCTAGGTCATATTCTGCTAGGTCTCAGAGTCTGTTGTCTAGGATCCTGAATTTTTTCTTTTGTTCCTCTGTTAGGTCTGTGTATTGGATTACTGGAACTTCTTTTAGCTTAGCTCTTTTTGCTCCTTCTAATCTTCCGTGTCATGCAAGGATTACTCGGTTCTCATCTACTTGGATTGGTGTTCTGAATCCTACTTCTCTGATGCTCCTGGCTATCTTTTTTATTTGCTCTTCGTTGTGGATCTTGTTGTTATTTTCATATGGAATTAGTTGTTCTATACTTACATACTGTATTTGTTGTTGCACTGTCATTGTAATCTCTTATTGGATAAAGTGTTTATTGTATATCTTCCTTCGGTTCTTTCTTTGTGATGGTTGGAATGTTTTTGACTTCCAGAGTTTTTCGTTTTCTTCTATGAGGTCTGGGATGTATTCGTCTAGGAAGATTTCAGTTGGTGACCGTTTAGCAGGATTTGATATTCGTCTGTTTACGTGTTCTTCCATCTCATTGATCCTTTCGTCTCAGTATTTTTCTTTTAGTACTGCCAAGTAGTAATGCTGTACTTGAGCTTTGAGTGTTGCATTACCTAGCGGTCATGTTATCATGTTGCATTTATGACATTGTGCGTTTATGTTTTCTGGTCGTAGACATACGCTTTGGATTTGTCTTGAGTAGAAATGTCATCATGCGAGTTCTTCTCGTGAATGTTTTTCTCAACAACTACAGCAGTATCAGTATCCTTCTGGATCTGTATCTCTTAGCTTTGAATTCTCTTGTGCTATCTGTAGTGCGAATACTAGCTTTTGATTTCTTGTTCGCTTTTTAGGTTTGTATACCCTTTCTGGTTTACCTTCTAATGCTCTTACTTCATTTTCACATTTTCTTTTGTACTCCAGTTCTTTTTTCTTTAAGTACGCCTTCATCTTCCTTTCGTACTTTAGTGCTTTCTTTTGAAATTCTTGATCCTTATCTCTTTCCAGAGTTTTTCTAAGGTTTACGATGTTCGTTTTGTGGGAAAGTTCTGTTCTTTGTTTAAGCTGATTTCGTTTTACCTCCCACTTCTTTCTGATAAGTTCAGGAGTTTTTTTCATTTAACAAAAAATCTGACATAGTAAAATATGTCAGAATAGCCTCCGTATGCTTATTTTCTTTTATTGCTCGACTATGTTGTAGTTATTTTTGGTGATTTTACAAGACTTTTTTGCGAATTTATAATCAGGCTTTAGCTGTGGCTAAACGAGAGAAACAAGGTCTAAAGCACCATTATTATACGAAAAGCCGTATAAATGACTTGAATAGTAGCTTTTTTTAAGTAAAAGGGTGGTGTCATTAGGTAAGAACTAAGGTTTCTAATCTGATGATGTATTTATCACTTATACTATATGAGAATGAAAAAAATCAATCTTAAAAAAGCCATTAGAGCTTACATCTTAAAAGAAATTGATAGAGCGGATTTAGAAAATGTTATAATGGAAAGATTTAACAAATGGTATCGAGAAAGCGAAGAGAGAAAAATGTTGGTGTTTGAAAGATGGTTTAAAAATGCTTTTGATAGTATCGAGGAAAATTTCAGAGATTATTACCGAAAACACGAAGCAGAAGACGGTAGAGTTGAATTATTAAATCTATTAGTAGACGATGCTTACGATTATTTAAGCAAAAGATACAGACAACGATATAACAAATTTAATTAATCATTAGATGCTTAGTTTTTATTTCTTTATTGCTTACAATCATGAGAGAAGAATTTGAAAAAAAGTATGCAGAGGTAGAGGTTCTTATTAACTCTATCAATGCTAGAATGTCTGATAGGTGAATGGATTTTCAGTTACACCTATCGAAGGATCCTATCACTGACTTGAAGTGGAATGGTTATGCCAGGAAGAGAGTTATTATTGGTTATCGTATGAAGGTTTGGCATGGTAATAGTGTTAACCTTTCTGCTAGAGTTATGGATATGGGTTATCCTCAATGGTATGATTATTCCACTCTTATGCACTTCTTGAAGTGATATGAGTCTTGTCTTATTAATTTAGATTCTTATACTGACGGAAATGATTAAATCATACAAATTAACGGAGCTTGCTCTGGTTTGTGGCGTGACTAGAGATACGATCAAGAGACATCCTGAGAAGTATATTCCTTTGGAGATTCGTACTGGTGAGACTAGGAGGTCTTCCAGGGGATATGGTATCAGGTATGTTCGTGCCAGTGATGTTTTATTTTTTATAGCACATGGAGATGTTAGATTGGACGAGAAGTATAAAAATCAGGATTAAAAAAATTTCTTTCTTCTGGGATGGGAGACATTACAGGAGACTATGGGTTAAGTTTGAGTGTTTTGATGGTCGTACTGGATCTCTACCTATGAGTAGCGTTGCTGAGTGTTGGGAGCATAAGTGACCTGTATTTCTTGCCGAGCTTGGTAAGGCTATCTGCCATGCTCCTCGTGGTACTGCTGAGTCTTTATGTGATGCTGTTCGTGGTTATATCATCCAGTACATAGAGGAACGAGCTGTTCATATGCGACCTGAGATTCTTGATAAAAATAAAAACTAGGCTTTATTCCTAGTTTTTTTTATGCCGTGGTATGCCGTGGCATTCCGTGGTATGCCAATAGTATATATATAATATAATATATAATAATTAAATATATATAATTATATATAATATATACAATAGGGATGCCGTGGTATGCCGTGGCATTCCGTGGTATAAAACTATTTAATTCAGAACTTATTTCTTATGTGAGATGCTAGTTCTGCGTACATTTGTTTTTCATCTTCTCATGCATATTTCCAGGCATAGCTCAGGAAGTCTACTACTGATTGGTAGACTTTTTTTTGTTGATCCTTTTCTAGCTTTCTTGCATCTGGATATTTATCTCTTAGTGATGTAGCGTAGACTGAACTTGCTTTTTGGAATTCTTCAGGGAGGTCTGACCATGTCGTTGTTAGCACGGAAATGGTTGCATTCACTGCTTTGAGTAGTGCTATCCTTTGTTTTTCCTTTTCTATGTTTTCTTTCATTGAGCTTACTGGCATTATGATATATGCGTATCAATATAAACCTTTGTAGACGTACTTCTTTCTATCCAGGATGAAGTATTCCTGCCATGTGGATCCGTAGTAGTTATCGTATACTCCTATCTCTGCTTTGGATCAATCAGCTCATCATGTTGCTTTGGTTATGTTCTTGCATTTGTAGTTGAGTCTGTGTCCTGTTCCTTTTGGATAGGTGTTCTTATCAACGATTCCTCTTATTGCATCAGACTTCCAGGCAAGCTCTTTTCAGAATCCTACCAGGTGTCCGTTCTGGAGTGCCTCTGTTACTTTCTTTGCGTTCCAGTCTGTTCTAATCCAGAATACTTGTTCTTTTTGGAATGTCTTGTATCCTGTTTCATTCCACCATTTGCATACTGCATTACATGCTGATGGTATGTACCATCATGTTCCTATTACGTATCCTTCTTTGGTGCAGTACTTTACTACTTCTTCGTAGAGTTTGTTTGTCTTTTCTGGTGTTAGGTCTATTCAGAATAGTCTGATTATCTGATTCACTGCTCCACAGATGGTGCAGGCTGACCTGGTTGTTGCTGAATTTCACTGGTTACCTTTAGGTCGTATGTTGTGTTCTATCTTTGGAGTTACGTATTCCACTTCATCTCCGAACGCATATTCGTCGTTTATGTCAATTGCATCGTTGGTTAGTAGTTCTTTATTCATTAGCTTATGATATTATATAAATTCACAAGGTGTTTGTGCTTGTTCTCTAATGCTGTTCTTTGTTCTACTAGTTCTCTTAGCTGTTTTAGTTTGTTTGTTGGTAATCTATCGATTTTCTTTTGTATTGCGTTCTTTTGTTCTATCACTTCTTCGAGTTGTCTTCTAAGTTCCAACTCTTTGGTTTCTTGTTCTTTTGTTTTCATTTTAGTACTTCTGGGATGTAAAACATTTCGTCATCCGTTAGTTCTAGGATGGTGTGTAGTTCATTCCTTACTCCTGGAGATAGTACTGGTTTTACTAGGTTGAATACCTGCAGGAGCTGTTGTCTTGGATCTTGTTTGTCTTTGAAGTATTGATTCAATGCTACATGTTCCCTTCTATTTATTCTTACTTTGTTTTCTTCTGCGTTGGTGTTATATTTCATTCTGTTACATTTCCCTATGATGTGATGTATGTCTGTTGCGGTTTTCTCTATGATCCTTTGTAGGCGATATTCAATCCCATCAACAGTAACAACACGATCAATGCGATTGCGATTTTTCATAGAATCTTCATCTCTTATTTAAATTGTTTTAAAGCGTCTAGGAATTCCTTCTGCTGTTCGTTTATTGTTTGGTTGTACTTAACTATCAGTCAGTCCATGCTGTTTACGTAGAACCATACGATTCCTACTATGCTTAGTAAGGCACATATCATAACTGCTAGGAATGTTCCTCTCTCTGAGTGAGTGAGTTTTGATAGTGCGTTCCCTGTTGATTCAATTACGTCTTTATCTACTGCCATTTGTTTTTTTTGATTAAGTCTAAAGTTGTTTACTTTATTGTATCGTCTTTTTGGATTTTTATGTATAAGAAAAACAAAAGGCAAGAACTAGTAAATTTGAATATTGTCTTGACTTTTTCTAGCCTGTTATATATTTTATGTGTGAGCAATAAAAGAAAAGGCTGTTCTAATTATAGTCCGTTTTTATATTTTAGCAGTCTTTCCATGTTATTATGTAATGAACTTGTTGATGAATTCATCGACTTCTACAGAGGTGATTATTACAGAGCTACTACTCTTATTCGCTTTCGTAGAGATATTCTTCGCTTTTTTAATTTCTGTTGGGATCATGGAGTCCAGGAGGTGGAATGAATTACTCTTCCTCTTATAGACTCTTACAAGGTTGATTTGGTTGATACTGATGTTCCTATTACTTCAAGATACTTCTGAAAGCGTTCCAAGTTGTCGCATAAGACCGTCGAGGAAAAGATTCAGACGATTAAAAATTTCTTTAAGTGGAGTGTTTATGCATATGGTGTTTGAATTGACCCAGATTTGATTCATATCCGCCGTGCTAAGTCCACCAGGATGGACTATTTCACTTTTGAGGAGATGCAGGTTATTTTTAAGCTTGTAGATGCTAGTGAGGATTACACGATCAACAAGCTTAGGTTTAAGTTGATTCTCCTTATTGGTTTTACTTCTGGTTTACGTTTGTTTGAGATTTTGAAGCTCCGTGTTCGTGATGTTATGTCTGGTGCGTTTAATATGGTTTGAAAGTGAGACGCTGAACGTTGGGTTTTCTTTAAGGAACCAGTTCAGAAGTTACTCCAGGAATATCTTCAGGCAAGGCATTCTCCTATTCCTTGGTTAGGTAATCATGTTTACCAGGAGGTTACTGATGAGCCTTATGTTATTGTCTCTCATCATCCAGACAATTATGGATCTCCATGTGCTAAGTCTACCATCTGCAGGTACTTTAAGTCTCTTTCAGCTAAGTTGCCTTGGGATAAGTCCTTCTCTTGCCATACGCTCAGGCATTCGTTTGCTACTTATTTGTTGAAGTGCGGTGTGGATCTAAGTAAGATTCAGGTGCTTATGTGACATGCGAAATTGAGTACCACTGCCATCTATATTCATAACGAATTTAGTGAAATTCAAAAAATCCATAATGATATTTTCTGAAATTTAGCCTTCTAAATTATATAGTTTTCCGTGGTCGTACCTCGTATAAAAAAAAGTCTTCAAAAGATTTGATTTTTTCGTTTTTTTAAGTACTATGTAGTTGTTATGTAAATGTAGTCTTTCTATATGACTGGGCATGATAGATGCATCCTCTATTCAAGGTAGGGGGTTGCGACACCTCGGTTCGTGGGTTCGAATCCCACAGGTGTCTGAAAGTTGAATTTTCTCTATTATATACCCATCATGTCGGAAGACGTGGTGGGTTTTTCTTTTATTGCTCTTATCAGAATAGCCTCCACCGTTGCATAGCACTGTCCTTTCCACGGTGTATGTATTCTTTAGCTAGGGAGTAACCTTTACATTACATCGTGATATATTGGAAAGGCGTATCACGATGTAATATGAGGGTTGCTCCTTTTTTACACTACGTGGGTCTTTCGTTTTATTTCTATCTGATGCTTATGTGAACAACTGTTATCGATAATGATTGGAAGTCTATGTTCTTGGATCAAATGTCTGATGCTGAGGCAGGGAGATTATTCAAGGCTATTATGGATATCCGTTGTTGAGTTACTGATGTTATTCCTGATGAGTTCAAGTTTGTACTTCCTGTGATGATGAAGTTCTGGTCTGATATTGATATGCAGGAGGAATTGAAGTCCGAGAGGCAGAGACAGAGAGCTTTGAAGAGATGGCATGGTGTTCCATCAGATAGTGGTAATCCTGTAGTGGTTGAACACAAGAGGATTACCAAGGTGCCTTCAGTTATCAATTATTCTGATGACTTTAATAAGTTCTGGGATGCGTATCCTAAGAAAAAAAAGAAGGCTATGGCTTACATGAGATGGAATGAATCCATCAAGAAGTGAGTCGATCCTGATTTCTTAATCAGGAAGGCATCCGATTATGCTGTTGAGTGTAGACTTAAGCATGTAGAGGATCGCTACATCATGTACCCTGAGGGTTGGTTGAACCAAGCAAGGTATGATGATGATTTCTTCACTGGTACCAAGCAGGCTGATTTGGACGCTATCAGTGATGGTTTAGATTCTATATTCGATTAGTAATGGAATTTTTGAAGAGACCTACAGCTGAAGAGGCTGTTGCATTGAATGAATGGGCTGAGTGAGTTATAGCACTTGGCTATGATGGATTCCAGGAGGCGAAGAGTTCTCTTCCTGGTTGGAGTAATCAATTGATGAGGTTCTACATGTTACCACATTCTCCGCTCCATGATAAGTTCGACGAGGTTATCGTTAAGCCTGACCGTGAAGCTAGCTTTAGTTTAGAGGAGGGAAGAATTCGTGGTCTGATTAAGTCTGGTATTCGTTCTTTCATCTCTGACAAGCATTTGGATGCGTATCAGTCTAGTAAAGTAAAGTATCATTTGGTTCGTAGATTCACGATCAAGAACCATTTGACCGACAGAAAGGACGAGGTTCTACAAGTTGGTATTCCTTATGAGTTGAACGGTAAGCCAGAGTTCTTTGGATCTGTTCTAGTGTATAAGTCCAAGGCTCCTAAGGTGTTCCAATGATGTTTGGAGAAGTATCCGTGGTTTCAAGGCGATGCGGAATTTAGTTTCTTATCTAATTAGAGATGACAGTCGATTTTCAAAAAAAGATTGAGGAATCTGCTCAGTTCAAATTGTTCTTAGTCAGGTTCGGTGTTAAGTGAATCCGTGAGTATGAGACTTTCACGGAAGCCGAGCAGGCAATATGCTTGGATGTGTTCTTATCTTTATATCCTAATTTTGGAAAGTAATGGAAGAGTTATTAAAGATTCAGCAGGAGTTGAAGGCTCCTAAGTGACAGTTCAACAAGTTCGGTGGTTATAAGTACCGCTCTTGTGAAGATATCCTTTCAGCTGTTAAGCCTTTGTTAGAGAAGAATAAGGTAGTCCTTGTTATGAAAGATGAGATTGTGGAGTGTAATGCATCTATTGATTACACCTCTAATGTTAGCAAGGACGGAAAGACTTCTCATACTGAGTACCATTGACCTAGATTTTATGTTAAGGCTACTGCTACATTATATAGTAGGGATGGTAAGGAGATTATGTCTTCATCTGCTTTTGCTCGTGAGGATCAAGACAAGGCAGGGATGGACGTGGCACAGGTCACTTGATCGTCAAGTTCGTTTGCTAGGAAATATGCACTCTGCTGACTTTTCGCAATTGATGATGGTGTGGATCCAGATTCCACTAATAAGTGAGATGCAGAGAAGCCTGCTGAGAAAAAGTCAGACGATGACAAGCCTTGGTTTAATGATCCAGACTTAGACAAGTTTACTAGTTTTGCTACTTCTTATTGAGATGCTGAGTGAGGTTTGAAGATTATTCGTACCAAGTACAGAATCTCTAAGACTATGGAGAAGAAGGTCAGGGACTTATATGATTCTTTAGATACTATTGGTTCTTAATGATTGTATTTCAAAAGAGATTAGGGAGCTTGGTTAATAAGACTAAGCTCCTGGAGGAGATTGGAATGCTTAAGGATGGTGATTATGAGATTATCCTCTTTAAGCGTGACCGCTCCACAATGCAGAATCGTTATCTTTGGTGAGGTGTTTATTGAACTATTGCTGAGTACACTGGTTACGATCAAGAGTACATCCATGAGGTTATGAAGCACAAGTTCCTTCTGGATTCATCAGGTAAGATTCCTGTTCCTAGAAGTACCGCCTCACTTAATACTAAGGAGTTCACTGATTATGTTGATGCTATCAGGAACTTCATGGCAGAGTTCGTTTATATTCCTTCTGCTGAGGAATGGAAGAAAGCGAACGGTCTTGCCTAGCTTTTATTCTTTTATTGCACGCTATGAATAAGACAACATTTATATTAACGTTTATGGTTATTGGTTTAGTTATTTACGGTCTTTGTACCGCTAGCGATGTTCATTCGCAGAGAGAGATTGATGCTCTTAAATGAGAGATTGAATTGATGGAACAACGTATGGCTAAGAATTCTTTGGACTATGACAAGTGTTCTGAGATTCAAAAGGAACTACATGAAGATAATGTGATACTGGAGCAGGCTGTTGAGACTAAGAAGACGGAGCTTGCTGTTAAGGTGGGTTTAATCAAGGAGTAGACGACGCCGTTGAAGAAGTCACTGAGTATCCTGGAGTTAGGATTTGGCATGATGGTTTCAGTCGTGACGATCCAAAGCAACAGTATGTTCGGTATGCTTACAAGCTTGGTTGATTTGATTTCGTTAAGATGTTAGAGTGTGAGAATGGAAATCGGAATCTTCTTGCTGTAGGTGATAATTGACACGCTCATGGTCTTTGTCAGGCTCATGATCTATACCAGAAAGACATTCCTTCTGATTTCAACACCTCTTGGCAGAGACAGGTTGAGTATTGTTATCAGAAATGGTCTTCAGGTACGAGGTTCTATTGACCTGGTCGTTGGATCAAGTGAAAGCGTTGTGCTGACTACGTGACTGATAGGTTCACGTTTACTGAATAGTTTTTTATCTTTTAATTATATTGCCATGCTTACTTTTATTGCTTTATGTGGATTTGTTTTACTTGCAGGTATCGTTATTGGTTACTGGTTAGGTCATTACTACTGACTCAAGGAGGCTAATGATGTTATCGATGCTTTGAATGTTAAGCTTACTTGTGCTAATTGAGAGATTGAAGGTCTTAAGTTAGCTCGTAAGGTTCAGACTCAGAAGTACGATGAGGTTTATTCTCAGCTTTTGAAGGTTAACGAGGTTAATGCAAAGCTTAACAAGGAGAAGCTTTGATTGGATTCTTGCCATCATGTTATGCCTCGTAATCCTGGAATCATTAGCGAGAAAGAGAGGGCTGATCTTCTTAGGAAGTCATTCTGTAAGGAGATGTGAAATGAAGTTTACCAGTTATGGCTCCGTGGTGCATCCAGGAAGTCATTGGCTAAGAAGTTCGGTGTTTCTTATCCACACATTTGTCAAATCATTAGGAACATTGATAGGAGACAGGATCCTTTGTTCTAATGTTCTCCTCCTGGACATGAGGTTAAACTGTCTTCGCCATAATTCGATCATCGCCAGAAGGTTTTTGAAAGTTTCCTTCTGGTGTATCAGGAGGCTGAAGTCTGGAACGATATTATACAAATTGTAGTCTAGGTTGGGAGACCAGAGCCTAATCCGTGCGAGTCGGATCCTCCTGCATTTTATACTTTATTACTTCATCATGTTCTTGATTGCTTTATTATGTTTCTTTGTAGGTACTGAGTTCGTGTTGGCTATGGTTGAATTGTCTGCTTACAAAAATTGATACAGCAAGGCTAAGTATGATTTGCTTTGGACTCTTACGATCATGTTTTTTACTATTTTCGTTGTGTGGTTCAGGATCCAAGCAGTATGATGCTATTGTTAGTATCTTGAGCTGGATATCTCGTTAAACTGTCTAAAGTAATATACTTTACTCCATATCTGTTGTAAAATAGGGATATGGGGTTGAATTCCTAACGAGTTTACTTGTTCTGTCGAAAAACAAGTTGAATGTCCTAGTGAGTGTACATAGCTAGGAACTAACAGGAGAGAAAAAAAGCTGAGGAAGTCCAAAATACATTTGTTGGAGATATAAAAGAATAATTAGACACTATTCAATTATAAATTAGACACAAAATAAAACATTGATACAGAGTATCTACTTGGCAACTCTTTAGGTTAAAGTCCTGCTCTCCTGGAATTAAATCTATGAGCAAAAAACGATAAAAAACTAACATTTATATTTTATATGAGCAAAAATGGAGAAACTTATAGAGCTGTTGAACAAATTTGAAAAAGCGAGAATAGAAAAAATAAATTCTGAATGAAAACTTATGGTTAAATTAAGTTTTAAGCCATATACAGAAGAAAGTTTAATAAATAAAGCATATAGAAGT